ATAATGGAGGTAGAGTAAATGCAGAATAGAAGAATGAATTTAAGATTGTTTGACACAGATGCAAACATCATTGACCGTACCGGAGCAGAGTCTCTGATTCCAATTCAGGAATCCAATGAGATCATCCAGGGAACAATCGCACAGTCAGCAGTCCTGTCAAGAGGTCGCAAGCTGGCGAACATGACAAGCAGACAGTACAAAATGCCGGTACTGGATATGCTGCCGATTGCATATTTCGTAAACGGTGATACCGGACAGAAGAAAACTACAAAGCAGGCATGGGACAAGAAGTTCATCACTGCCGAAGAGATTGCGGTTATTGTTCCAATTCCGGAAGCAGTTCTGGATGATTCTGAGTATGATATCTGGGGAGAAGTAAAACCGAGAGTTACAGAAGCATTTGGGAAGGTCATCGACAGTGCAGTGTTGTTCGGTGAAAATAAACCGAACACATGGAGAGAAGATGTGGTTACAACCGCGACAAAAGCGGGAGCAGTCGTAACATTAGGAGCCGCAGACAGTCTGTATGACAAGATCATGGCAGAGGACGGAGTGATCGCACATATTGAAGACTGCGGATACTTTGTAAACGGTCACATGGCGGACATTTCCATGAGGGCGAAACTCAGAGGTCTGAAAAACGCAAATGGAGATCCGCTGTTTAAACAGGATCTGCAGGGAACAACACAGTACGCGTTGGATGGATCACCAATGAACTTCCCGAACAATGGAGCGTTTGATAAGTCAAAGGCGCTTATGATTTCCGGAGATTTCTCACAGCTGGTATATTCCATCAGACAGGATATTACATTCAAGCTGTTTACGGAAGGTGTTGTCCAGAATACAGATGGCACAATCGCATACAACCTGATGCAGAACGATATGGTTGCGCTTCGTGCAGTGATGCGTCTCGGATGGGAGATCCCGAATCCGATCAATTCGCTGAAGACGGACAAGAGCAAGAGATGCCCGTTTGCAATTCTGAAAGCTGGCGAGTAAGGGAAGGTGATAATCCATGCAGATCACGTATGGATACTATGCAGATGAATATGGAGGGAAAACCATTCCGGAACAGGACTTCCGAAAAGCTGAAAAGCAGGCGGAAGCCTATATCCGGCATCTGACCTATGTGAAAGGTGATATCTTTGCCGTGGGAAATGACGTGGTAAAGGATGCTGTTTGTGCTGCAGCAGAGGTTTATTACAAATACAATGCGCAGCAACAGTCAGGAGCCCCGTTGGTGAAGTCCGAAAATAACGATGGCTACAGTGTGACCTATGTCACAGAGCAGACGGATGGAAAGACAGCGGAAGAGATGGTGAAGAAAAAGGCGTATGATGCGGTATACCCTTATCTTCTCCCTACTGGATGGCTGTCAAGAAAGGTAGGGGTGCGGTGTGATCACAAATGCAGATGTGACAGTTTATAACAGAATAAGCGGTGATTCCACACATTATGATACCTGGATCCGAACCATTCTGCATGGTGTCCACGTCCATGTGGACCATAAGACTGCAGTTACGGATAATGGACTGAAAAGTGCGGAGGTTTACAAAATCCGGATTCCCGCGGATATTCCGGAAGCAGGGCAGTATCTTCCGCCGGATCAGTTCGCCTGCTGTGGCGGTTATGGATACTGGACCATACAGAATGATGATCAGATTGTCCTGGGAGAGTTCCAGATTGAGATTGAAAGGCCTGCAGATCTGAAAGCCGTGTTCCAGAAGCACTGCAAGGTGACAAGCTGGTCGGACAACCGGTTTGGTACGACTCCGCACTGGCGGATCGGAGGCGAGTAAGATGGCAGGAAAGAAAGAATTCCGGATCACAACTCCGAGAGGCAGCGTATTTACAGTGACTGGTAAGAATGGTTCTACCACGGCACGGCTGGAATGGGCTCCGGGATTCGCACAGAAAAAAGCGGAGGGATTTTCAAGGGCGCAGGCATTTGTGGATTCCGAGTGTCTGCGCTACATGAATCCATTGACACCAAGGAGAACCGGGATGTTGATTAAGTCTGGGACGCTTGGTACGGTGGTTGGTTCTGGTTCTATTGAATACCTTGCTCCATATGCCCGCCGGCAGTATTATGAGCATAAAACCAAGGCGAGATGGTTTGAGACAATGAAGGCAAGCCATAAGGATGCGATTAAAAAAGGAGCTGAAAAGATTGCCGGAGAATAAAAGAAAGCCGATTATCGAAAGCATCCGGGAATATGTGAGAACGTATCCCGGAATCGATAACCGGAAGATCAATATTGATTATCTCGGAGACGGAATGGAGTATTCCATTGATCCGATCGGAGCAGATCCTGTCTATAAAAAATATACGGATGGGAGCTGTCTGAAACAGTTCCAGTTTGCTCTTACCAGTAAGGAGGCCTATGACGGTGATGCAAGAACAGGCATTGCCAACAGTGGTTTTTATCAGAACTTTGAAGAGTGGACAGAACAGAATAACTTGAATGATATTGTTCCAGAGCTGGACGGGCACGATGCTATAAAAGTTGAAGTGCTGCAGTCCGGCTATTTGTTTAGTACAGAGGCCGATCTGGGACGGTATCAGATGATTTGCAGATTGATTTATAAGTAAGGAGTGTGAAGAAATGGCAAGTGAAAAAATGTTAGTTGGCAGACATAAGAGAGTGGCTTTTATGGACGCTGATGGATCAGGAAAAACATTTACCAGAATGACGGGATTTACATCGCTGTCGGATGGAAAAAACTCGACAGAGTACAGCCGGCAGTATGTGGATGAGGCGTCTGAAAGAAGTGACGTAGTCGGTTATGCGCCGGCAATCGATTACGAATTTGACCGGTATACCAATGATCCGGTACATGAAAAGATTGCAGCAATTACCGATGATGAGATTCTCGGAACAGAAGCGCAGGTTGATATTGTGGTGGTAGATCTGTTTGAACAGAAGACATCAGAAACAACTTGTACCGCACGAAAGAGAACATGGAGTGTAATTCCGGACACAGAAGGTGACGGCACGGATGCCCTGATTTACAAAGGCAGCTTTAAAGCGGCCGGAGAAATCACAAAGGGTACTGCAACCACCACAGACGGATGGAAGACCTGTACATTCACTGATGGCGGAGAATAAAGAAGAAATGGGAGAGTGAGCCTATGAGCCTTTGGAAATTTGGAGATTTTGAAGCGGACGTGGATTTCACGGATGCGGATTTTTTAGATGCGATCGATGAAGCGAAAGCAGCAATGCATGAAGCGGAGCAGAATGTTCCGGTAGTCGGAAAGAACAGTGATATTATCCGCGCACAGTGTGCTTGCTTTTATGTGTTTTTCGACACCCTTTTTGGTGAGGGTGCAGGGGAGAGAATCCTTTGCGGAAAGAACAGCATCAAGCTGTGTAACGAAGCGGCTGAATCATTGTTAGACTTTGAAACAGCAGAATCAAAGAAACTGGACGATAAATATGATAAGTATATACCAAATCAAAATACAACGCAGCAGTTTCCTAATCCACAGCCACAGCCAAATGGAAACCGTCAGCAGAGAAGAAACTACCAGAAACAGTATGGTAAAGGAAAATATTCCAATACTGGAAGGTAGCAGAGCATGAATATTTTATATGAGCAGTTTCCGGAAGAAGTTAAGGTGAACGGGGAGTACTACCCGATCGTGACAGATTTCCGTGAATGGATCCGTTTTACGGAGCTGGTTGAAGACGACTCGGTTCCGTGGCGGATCAAATGTGGACTTCTGTTGCAGTGGTATCTGGATCAGGTTCCGGAAGATATTGAAGCTGCAATATATGCACTCGGAGATTTCCTGATGTGCAAAAGGATGTACCAGGATGATCTGGAAGATGAAGAGGAAGGGCAGCAGAAAAGTGGGAAGCCGGTATTTTCTTTTTCGGAAGATGCCGGCTGCATTTATGCAGCATTCCGGAAGGCATACGGAATTGACCTGCAGCAGATTGATTATATGCACTGGTGGGAGTTCCGGAGCTTGTTTGACTGGCTGCCGGATGATACCGAGATTAAACAACGGATTATGTATCGTTCGATTGATCCTGGAACAATCCGGGATAAGGACGAACGTAAACGGATTAAGAAGATCCAGAGAGCTGTTGCGCTGAAAAAGAAACAGCGAAAGCTTGATGATTATGAGATTGGAGATATGTTCTCATGATGGAAATTAAAATACCGACACGGCGTGAGTGGTATCCGTGTCCGTACTGCGGTCAGCATCTGCTTGTTTACGCAGATACTGCAGTGTGCAGCGGACTGTATGTAAAATGTCGCAAATGCCGACGGGAGGTGGAGATAAAAATTAAGAATTAAGCACTTGTGAGCCCCTGAGCCGTGCTATCAGAAAGGATGATAGTATGGCAGATGGATATTTGAATTTTGATACCAAAATCAATGAGAGTGGGTTCAATGAAGGCATAAATAAGCTTGGAAGTCTTGGAAAAAGTGGCTTATCTGTAGTCAGCAAGGCAATGACCGGAGCTGTTGCAGCTGTAGGAGCTGGAGCGGCGGCGATTGTAAAGTCTTCTCTTGGTGTAGTCGCCAATATGGAGCAGCAGATCGGTGGTGTAGAGACATTATTTAAAGATAGTGCCAAGACAGTGATCAGAAACGCAAACAATGCGTTCAAAACAGCACAGCTTTCTGCTAATGATTACATGTCAACGGTTACAAGCTTTTCAGCATCATTACTACAGGGCTTAGGCGGAGATACTGCAAAGGCTGCAGAGATAGCAGATATGGCGATCATTGATATGGCAGATAATGCCAATAAGATGGGTACGAATATGCAGGATATCCAGAATGCCTATCAAGGTTTTGCAAAGCAGAATTATACGATGCTGGATAACCTTAAATTAGGTTATGGTGGTACGCAGTCGGAAATGATCCGATTGATCAATGATTCTGGTATCTTAAACGAAAAGATAGAAGATCTGGATAATATAACGTTTGATCAGATGATTCAGGCGATTCACAAAGTCCAGCAAAATCTTGGAATCACAGGGACTTCTGCAAAAGAAGCATCCACAACAATTGAAGGTTCTGTCAATTCTGCAAAAGCCGCCTGGGAGAATTTTGAAGCTGGCGTAATAAGTGCGAATGATTTGGTTGATACATTCTGGACAGCGGCAAAGAACATCTTAAATAATCTTGGCCAAATGATTCCGCGTCTGGGAAAGACCGGAATGGATGTGGTGGAATCTTTATCCGGAAAAATTGGAGATGCAGTTCCGCAACTAAAGGGATTTACGGATAGTGTTGGAAAGTTAGCCGATAAGCTGCAGAATATGAGCACGGATGAGCTCATGAATCTTGGCAAGACTGCAGCAGTGCTTGCAGGAGCTGGACCGGCGATCTCATTATTCGGATCACAGATCGGTAATGTACAGTCAGCCGTATCCGGATTCAGTGGACTTACAACTGGTGTTTTATCTGAACTTGGAAAGCTTCCGAAGGGATTCAAAAGTGCAACAAAATCGGCTGCGAATTTCCGGAAAGATTTTACGGGTAGCCTGAAAGGGCTCGGCAGCGCTGTTACAGGACCGTTTCAGGTACTGACTCCGAAATTGTCAGCTACTGTCGGAAAAATCGACAAGGTCGTTTCCAGTGTTCCGGGAAAAATTGGTGGGGCGGTCGGCAAAATCGGTTCTGCAATCGCATCAAAAATCCCCAGAATTACAAGCGCGTTTTCACTACTTGGAGATACTGCTGGTTATCTGGGAGCATGGGGCGGACAGGTTGGTTCTGCTCTGCAGGGAGTTCTTGGAACAGTAGCCGGCTTTATTCCGTCATTTGTAGGGTTGATGAATTTCGGTGCAGTTGCAGCCGTTGTGGTAGCCGGTCTTGGACTAGTTTACAGTCAGTTTGGTACGCAGATTGACCAGATCCTGCTTCTGGCGCAGACCAAAGGACCGGAGATCATATCTAACTTTGGAGCAGGAATCACAGCAGCACTTCCGGG